CCTAACATAAACTGTGAGGCTACAACCTCAGATATCCCACGTTCTGCTAGCACGCCTAGCGCCTCTGGACTTATTGCCTGAGCGTATTGCTGCGCCGCTTCCAGCAGCAATTTCGATTGCGCGTTTGAGGCCATCGTTAAACTCCAAGTTCTCTAGTATGCAGACCAAGTTAACTGCATTGCCACCTCTACCACAGGTCTGACAAAAGTAAAGGTTCTTATCTGTATTCATAGAGGCAGACCTGCGTGAGTCAGCGTGCATCACACAACGCACAGCTACCTCTCTACCCTCTCGTACTTCCCCACCGAAGTAACTTACAATAGGACTTATGGGGATTGCGTTTGCATCAACGGAACCTTTGTATCCTTTAGCTTTGCGTGACCTGGACCAGTCTTGTGTTGACATACGCACCCCTTGTAATCGCACTTACCGTGCCAATGCTCAGCTCGTTTCAGATGGCTGAGTCTGTTCTCTTGTCCACCTCTAAGACAGTTCTGGCAAATCATCTTCATCCTCTTCCACAACTTCTTCTACTTCTTCAATCACCTCTGGTGTTGTCCAGATCTCTGTTCCTGTTAATTCTCCACCTGGTATTGGCATTACTGTTTCTCCTTAATCCATTGTGCTAGGTCTTGAATGACCCAGGCTTGATCTATTGATGCGTTGCGACGCTTAACTACAACATAAGACAGAGGAACTTCCCCAAGATCCCTAGCCTTAGCATAGTTAAGCGCCTCAACTTGTGCTTCTCTCCAGAACTCCGGCAGAGATAGTGTCTGCCTGTTCTTGAGTTCAAGGATATAGGTTTCTCCCGATATGATAACAACCATATCGCCCTCATCCTTTGCCCCAGCCTTAGTCAGACGCTCTGCTATAACTCCGCACTTGCGTAGCCACTTCATTACATCTGTCTCAAACTGAGAACCCTTACGTCCGTTCTTGTTAGCCAAGTGCTGTTACCGCCTCAATGATTCCTGCTTCCAAAGTAATCTTTGGTGTGTAGAAACTGAGTAGCTTTGTGTTATCAGATACACGGTGCATACAGCCAACTGGTTTATCAGGTCGAGTAACAATCTCACCCTTGTAACCGACTGCATCCATAGACATCTGTGCCAGTTCTGTAAAGGATGTTGATCTACCTGTACCAAGGTTGATAGGTCCAGTGATGCCTTGTTCAACTGCAGTTAGTACTGCGCTAACAATATCTTCGATATGAATAAAGTCTCGTGTCTGTGTACCTGGACCCCAGACTTCAAACGGATCTGACTTCTTGATAGCACGTCTGATGTACATAGGGAACGGATAACTTGTATCTTGCAGGTATGAGTAACCTGAGAATGGTCTGAAAATATGAACGTTCTCTACAAATGATGCAAGATACTCACCGATTACCTTAGCCATACCGTAAGTCATATCAGGACCGTTAGGTGATGAAGGTGTAATCATCCACTCTTGTAATCTCTTAGCCTCGCTACCCTGCTGGTAATGCGTAGGATAGGCAGCACTAGATGAGAAGTAAACAATCTTCTTAGGCTTAGTCTTTAAGCACCACTGAAAGAACTCAGAGTCAATGCTGAAGTTATCTGCAACTGCCATTGGTCTACCTTCAATGGACTCACGCCCACCTACGATAGCAGCTAAGTGGATAACAAGATCATACTCTTTGTCATCACGCTTGAAGAAGTCTCTGCAATCAATACCTTTTCTGATATCAATACCAGTTACATTGTGGTCAGGACCTAAGCGCTTATGAAAGTACTTACCAACGAAGCCTTCGTTGCCAGTTATGAGAATCTTCATCCGATTAGCTTCATCACTTTCTTCAGGTCATCCTCAAACTCTTCTGATAGGTAACGCACAAACTCTTTCTGGTCTGCACTGCCTACCTCTTCTGAGTTAGCATCAGCATAGCCTGCATCCATCTCAGCTTTACCTGCGTATGGATGTAGATGTTCAATGATGACATCATCAAAGTAATACAGTGAGTTAATCTTCAAGCCCAGTGTCATCCAGAAGTTATCCATAAACAGGTGAATCAACTTAGGCGGTGCCATAAATCCTAGGATCTCAATGATGTTAGTACTCATCATCACAGCAGTAGCAAGGTTCTTACCTTGCAACAGATCGTTGCCATAGGCAAGACCGTAGCCCTTGATGTTGATTGCTTCAGCTAAGTGTCTATCCCAGCTCTTAGTCTTGACCAGGTGGTCATCACCAAGGAAGTAGATAGTCTTGTACTTATCTGCATACTTGTTAGCCACAAGGTTGAGTGTGCCATTCATACGAAGTCTTGGATTGACTTCATAGATAACACCATCTAGTCGTGGATACAATTCACTCTGGTCATCATCAATTGCCACACAGAAATCAGATATAACTGAGTTCTCTTTGAGCGCATTGATGCAACGCTCTACGTTATCTGGTCTGCTACGTGAAGGCAGAATAACTAAATTGCTATTGGACAATGTAACCTCCTTGGTAATTTGCCATTGCATCTCTTCTGTACATCCAACCCTGCTCATTCTGGTCACCGATCTGACACGCTGCATAGTTTACTAGCAGTTGTGCATAATCAGAAGCATCAGCTGTGTGTGGACCAAAGCGGTTCTTCACAGCAGCAACAGATAAGGTTGCTTGGTTGGGGTCATATCCTAAAGTAAGTATCAATGCAGGTAACTGACTGACCTTACCGTGGATGGAACGTCTAGCTGGTGGCTTAGTTGTAGATCCATACTCTGATTGCTCAGAGACGTGGTGCAATACCATTACACAAGCCTCAGTCTTGCGTGCCATATCGTGCAACTCCATCATAATTGCACGCAGTCCTGACCACTCATTATCTGTCTCTGCTGCTACGTTCATTAGGTTATCTATGATGATAAGTTCCGGTGCAATTCCGTAGAGTTCTACGTACGCTCTTATCTCAAGTTCAAGATCATCTATTGAAGGTGATGAATCAAAGACCCATTTGATGTGGTCAATCTTCTGAAAGTGATGGTTGTAGTAATGACTGTCGCCAGCCAAGTTGTTCTCAACAGTAACCTGTGAGTGACCTGATGTATGAGAAGCTGCTCTCATCATCACGGTAGTTATGTCAGTATCGGCAGAGAAGAAAAGAGTAGGCACTTGTGCTTTGATTGCATAGATCAATGCGAACATTGACTTACCAGCATTAGGTGCTGCTGCAACCATACATACTTGCCCACGTCGAAACTTAATCTGCTTGGCAGCTAAGCCATCCCATACGTCAGGTAGTGGTGTTGCCTTGGTAAGCACACCACCCCACGCACGGGACAGATTAAGCAACGTCTTCCTCCTGATTTACTTTGATACCGCGTTCACGTCTGACTTGTTGACGTGCTCTTGGTGTTAGACCGCCCCAGATGCCGTGAGTCTCGAACTTGATACCCCACTCAGCGCATTCCCTTCTATGGGGACAGCGATTACAGATGCTCTTAGCAAAAAGAGAATCTACTGTGGATGCACCAGGTACACCTGATTCATTATCTGGAAACCAAAAGTCTCCACCTACTGTTGCACAACTAGGAGCTTCGTAGAATCTCGGCTCCCGCATTAGTTATCGAACCCAGATGGTATCGCACTTGTCTGTTGCACCCTTTGGTGCAGCACACATATAGCCCTTCCAAGGTCCCTTGCTTGATGTTCCTTCACGGAACGCCATCACACCGTGACGGCAAGAGTTAGCGCCACCTGACGGTGCTGGTGCTGCCTGTACTGGTGTTGCATTAAACTGCTGAGCGATAGCGTCTATGCTTGGTGACGGTTGTACTGGAACGCCGCCAAGTTCTTTTCCCGTTGACTTAATAAGTGTTGCAACCATACCTAGGTCATTAAGACCTGTCTCTAGTTCTTGAACGTTTGCTGCGTAAAGATTGATAAGTGTTCCGTCATTCAACTTGTAATTGATCTGAAACTTTGTACCTTCTGTAGCCATTTACTTTCCTCCGATTTGCTTGATTGATAGTCGCTGGCTTTCAGCTCCTACCTTCTTAGGGACAAACCCTAATAGTTTTTCTACCTCGCTACTGTCAACTGACTCACGTCCCTTAACAGTTGTCCAACTTACTTCGATACCTGAATTAGTAGTGCCTAGCAATCCTTCAAAGGATGTCTTCAAAGAATCCTGTTGCTTTTCTAACTCTTTAATCTGTGCTGCTAACTGTAAGTACAACAGTGCATTCCTGTCAACATCAAAATCATCAATGATGACATCACTGACTGGTGTATGTTCTTTTTTTATACCAACGCATCCCATCTGCCCACTTGCGTCATAATACTTGCAATAGAACTGACAGTAACTTGAGTCGCGTTCAGGTGCAGGTGCCTCTGCTGCTTCCTTGACAGCCGCTAGCCAACCGAGTGCCTCGATAGCAATGGACTCATCGTAGTCTTCGGTGTGAACCTTGACATCTCTTTCGTCCCCGTCCCTGGCAATTGCCACCAGTGACACTCGGTTGACCGCATAGCCGTTCTTAGCTAGGAGGTAGCCGTATAGCTGTACCTGCCACCGTTGTTGCTTTGATGGAAAGTATCCAAGGTTCTTAATCTTAGAAGTCTTCCAGTCAATCACATCACCGGTGCCTGGTACGAAACAGTCAATGTGTGCTTTCATTCCGTTGTATTCAACTTCAGTTTCAATCAGCACATCTGGATTATCTGCCAGCGCCTTCTCAATCTCTGCGTGGATAGCAGTACCCATAATTGCAGCAAGTTTTAATTCGTTGTCATTAGTTTCAGGTTGGTTGTTGAGTCGGTACCACACCTTACGTCGGCAACCGCCTACCTCTGATGGACCAATCTGTACCTGCGTAGAGCGCGAACGCTTAGCATCGCCTGCACGTAATGCAGTCAGTAGTAATTCTTTAGGATCTGTTACTGACATCTTGTGTGATTCCAGAATAGAATGATGAACAGAATAATTCCCCAGTAAATAAGCCACTCACCCATTCTTCACCTGATTCAGTAGCAGTTTCATATCTTCTTCAGATGCTTTGACAACGGATGTAACACCATCTTCAAAGCCTGTTTCATACGCCTCTTTCAAAGCGTATCCAATAGTCTTTTCCATAGCTCCTCCTAGAACCGTTCTTGGACCACCAACTGTATTGGCTTACCCGTGTTCGCGTCAAGCATTGACGCAATCTCTACGGCTCTCTTGGCGTGTCGCTTGGCGTAGGCTAATTCCATATCAGGTTTGCGAACTGAATACAGGTAGCCAAGAGCGAGCTGCCCACCAGAACCAATGCCGTACGTTCCGTGATCTGCTTGGAAAAAAGAGAGATCACAAGCAATCCTGAAGATATTGCCGTTAAAAGCAATGAGATAATCGAAGCCACCATCTTTGTCCACCTTGTTCCACTCGTAGTTGTTATCTGTAAAGGTACTCATAATGCTTGGGATTACTTTGCGTCCCATAAATTGTGCTGGTTCTTCGCCACGATAGAGTGGCGGTTTCCAGTTATACGAAAGGATATCACCTGGTCTAGTGTCACCTGAGATACCGATGATGAACTTACCTATCTCAACTATCTTAGGCGTACTCGTTGCTAAGGTCACGAGATTGTCCTCAGTTATCTGAGAGTCAGCTACGAAGACCGCGTAATCAATACCTTCAACAGCTGCGATGGTTGTCAATTGTTTCTCTTTCTCATATTACAAAGAGCGTGAGATGGTCGTATGTTTTCCAATGTATCTGGACCGCCTTTACTTAGAGCAATAAGATGATCGAAATGTAAACCTAGTTCCCAGCCATCCGATATATACGCCTGCCTAGGTGCGTCAAAGTCTATAGGTAAATTACATATATGACAGTTAACGCCGTACTTATCTAGTACCTGTTGTTCTGTATATGGAACGTGACCATTATCTAGCTTAAGCGCCTTGCGCTTAGATGCCATACGCCTGCTATAACCTTGTACTTTATCTTTATTCTTAGCTGCCCACCGTCTGTTTATTTCATAAACCTTTTGTGGGTTACTGGCATAATATTTTCTACGTCTAATTCTGTTCGCTTCTTTACAGGGATCGCACGTAGGTGTCTTATCACGCAAGTGGCGTTGATAACCTGAAAGAGTTCCGCATATCACACCTGAAGTATATCATACTTACGGCGTGTCGTACGATGAAAATCGTACCTGATGTGTAAAATATGAGCGATAGCGAATTTACAGTGGCCCCTTACGGGGCCGAGGCCGTAAGGCCGAGAGGCGACTGACCACAGGAAGGAGCCGTGCCGAGCATATGGTACTCCGTCTACCAATCCTGTCAAAAATCTGGGAGCGACTAAGCTCCCTCAGTACCCTTCCAGAGGTCACTGGAGCCGATTTAAGAGGCTTAGGACCAGTCCACGTATGTTCCTGTGGCTCCCAGGTATTTAACGTTATGGTTTCCTTTGAAGACTACGAGATAGTCTGGTATTTCCTTGATGCAACCTGTGTCAACTGCGGTAATCTAGTTGTAGTTCCCTGCCCTGCCGACAAAATGGCATAAAAAAAGAAGGCCGGTCCCCGAAGGGACCGACCTCTTTGCCTCGCGCTGATGGGTTACTTAGACCCACGTCCGAACTCTGCAGCTTTTGGATCTAATGCCTTAAGCAATGGACCTGCAATAGCAGCGATACCTGCTGTTGCTAAAGCCTTTGGATCTGTTACGCCTGCAAGGTATAAAGCGATTACTGATGCAACACCAGCACGTAGGTACGTAGCTGCCATTGCCTTTAACTGGTTTTTATTCATTGGTTCTCCTTCTTCTTTGGTAGAGGCTTAACTGCAGCCTTTACTTTGTTGACAACCTTTGGCTTACCCAACCAAGGGAACCAAGGGGAGGTGTCTTCTCCACATCCCTGTTTGATGGAGATATGAAGATGTTTTGTGTGCTTGTTAGGACCTTTGTAAACTCTAAGTCCCTTATCCTTTGACCAAATCTTTCCCTTAAATATCAGGTAATCAACTCGTGGATCTGTCTGTAGCTTCTCAAAGATTACATTGCAATCAATCCCACCTAGTACATCGTGGGTTAAATCAGCAGCAAAGCCTGTGTTGTGGTCACTGTTGGGATTCTGATGGATATGCGCTGCTGACGGCAGGAGTCCATCCGAGGCTTTCATACGCAATGGACATATCGCTGTGGCCTGGCGCAGTACAGCAATAGCGGCAGGCGTGGCTTTCTTGGCAAGTGGCTTCATCGTTACTCATTTCTCTGCTATCAACTTGAATAGATCGTCTACTCTTTTTTCTAATCTGTCTAAAGAGTCACGCAAACTGGTTCCAGAATTTGGTTTCAATTCTGCTAGGTAGTGCTTAACTAGCCAACGCATTGCTGTAAGCAAGGCTCCTAGTATTGTGGTTACTGCAACTGCAAGGGTTGCGTAATCAGATGCGCTCATTGATCGTAGTCTCCTTA